AAAAGCCGTAATATCTGTGCTGCTAGAGAGGTCAAGTCCTCCGTAGCAGATTCGTCCTCGAAGTGATTCGGGATCAACAGCAAATGCACAGGCATCCCATTTTTCCATAGGCATCCAGCGTACTGCCTGTTTGACCCACTGGTTAAGTCGAAGCTGCCTAAAACTGTTCTCTTCAGCAGGATTCTGTCTGGCTGATTCAAAGGCTGCCTTTACTTTATCCATACTGACTGTAATGCCCAGCGATGGATTTGCTTTCTTCCACACCTTTGGGTCAGTCCAGTCATCCTCTATAGCAGCACCAAATATGACTGGATAGAAAGTGGGATCTTTCTTTCTGCCATTTGTAATATCCAGGGCCTTCTGATGTACCTCCCAACAGATGCTGTTCTGATTGTCTCCTGCAGTGGTTATAAGGAAATACAGCGGCTGCATTCTGGCATCGCCACTGCCTTTGGTCATAACATCATAGAGTTTTCTATTCGGTTGGGTATGAAGTTCGTCAAACACCACACCATGGGTGTTGAAACCATGTTTGTTGCTTACATCTGCTGACAGTACTTGATAAATGCTGCCTGTCGGCTGATATATGAGCCGCTTAGTTGAATCTAGGATTTTTACCCGTTTTGCTAAAGCGGGACTCATCCGCACCATGTCCGCTGCAACATTAAATACTATGGAAGCCTGGTTGCGGTCGGCGGCACAGCCATAAACCTCGGCTCTTTCCTCATTATCTCCACAGGTGAGCAACAGGGCAACAGCCGCCGCAAGCTCACTTTTTCCCATCTTCTTTGGTATTTCCACATAAGCAGTATTGAACTGCCGATAGCCATTTGGCTTAATAATCCCAAATATATCTCGAATAATCTGTTCCTGCCAGTCTATTAGTTCAAATGGCTTACCAGCCCATGTGCCTTTGGTATGGGAGAGTGCCTCTATGAAGGAAACGGCATAATCTGCATAAGACTTATCATAGACTGAATCTGATGCCTTAAATATTGTCGGTGTATATTTCTTAAGTTTTCGTATATCCGCCACCTCCTTCCAGGCATAAAAATAGACCTGCATCAAGCAAGCCTTCAAAATCTATCTGTACGAGAAACAGAGCCTTTAAGGCACCGTCCTCTGATCAGTGTTTAATTGTATTTTTTCATCATGATGGCAAGGGCGATTTCTGTATCCTCGTCAGTGGGTTCAACATCCCAGCCCCTATCATAGTTTGCAATAATCCTGCCGTCACGCTTAAGCATCAGCTTGGAAATGCGGCCTCCGTCAATATCGAACACCGATCCTTCCTCAAAGTGCTTAACCCAATAATGAATGATGCTATTATGAATCTTTATACTGCCTCTGCTCCACATGGTTTTATTTCTCCTCGCCTGTCAGAATAAACCTTGAATAGGCACCAATATTATCAGCAAGGTAGGCAAGCAGCTCATCATATCCTTCTCTTAGAGCAATTTCCTGCACCTTTGATACGTCAAACATATTCGTTTCACCTGTGTCACGGATTGCAAGTATTTGTTCCTTTATCTTTCTATCCATTTTAGTCCTCCTTTGAATCCTCTATAGCCTGTTTCAGAATGCCGATATCGAAATCCGCACTCTTATAACCCTCTAAGATAACGCTATAATAATAGCAACTTGGAGTGCCGAGCGGTCGACCTTCATTCATGATGTAAACCATAGTTTCTACGTTCTTTTTGCCAAGTCTCACTTTGACCGTTTCTTTTCGGTAAAGAAATGGAAAACCTTCGTAGCGGTCAAGCGCTGTTTCATCAGCCGGGGTAATCTCCCACAGCAGGCACGGCACTGTCTTGCCCTTAAAAGGCTCTACGGTTGCCACAGAACCGCCGTGTCCGCCTCGAAACAATAACTGGTAGTCTTTCAAAACAACCTGCCCGACTGGCTTTGCTGTGGGGCAACGGTGTGCCATCTGCTCAAGGTTGAGATTTGAGCCATAGGCGAGATAGAATATTTTACTCATAGACCTTATCCTCCTTATATTTACTGGACAACCCTTTAGGCTGCCCGAAACCGCCAAGCTGCCGAGCCGTCCAAATGGGCAGTCAAGTGTTCACGGCAGTTTGCGAAATCCTCACCAATGAAACCGATGCGATTGAGGTAGGTCCTCATTGCGAACTTTTCATTCTCGACTTGCGGTTTCTTTGCCGATGCACACTTTTGTGTCAGTGCTTGGTTGTTCAGTGCAAGGGCAAGAACAATGTAACTTCTGATTTTGCCTGCGTGAAGCTCGCTGTTAAAGCCTCTGAGTTCGACAGTGTGGTTCCCGTTGAAAAAGCTGTGCAGGTTAAGGAAATGGTATCGGCTTGAATGGTAATGCCTTGTGGTGCTTTCGCTGTAGCCCTCATACCAAAGGTTCTCAATTTGTGCCAGCGTTTTTGGCTTCTTGCGATTGATTTTTTCCACCAGAATCTCATCCATCTTTTTGCAGTAACGAATTCGTTCAGGTTCTATCTGTAAAGCCTTGTAAAAAAGGTCATTCTTGCTTGCGATGATGTTCACAAAATTTCGTATACTCCTTGCATTGTGGTCTACTCCATCCAAGTGGATATGGATACCGCAGGAGTTATTTGTAAAAGCTCCTGCCTTGCGCAGCCTGCGTACCAATTCCTGCAATGTTTCAATGTCTTCTTGATAGATTAGGATTGGACTTACCAGTTCCACGCTATATTCTCTATTCGCTGCAACCTTCTGCCGTCCTTGTTTCTTCTGGCAGGAGATGCTGCCGTCGCTCATGATTTTCCAAACTCGCCCGTCGGTGGCCGTTACCTTCTTGGTATCGTAATAGTCCCCTGTGCTAACAACCGTCCCGTTTAGGTAGTCGGCTGTGACTTTCGCCGCTTCGTTTCTTGTTATCCCTGTGAACTCAATTTCAATTCCGAACCTTGTTCTTAACATTGTTTCTCGCTCCTTTTAAAGTGTATTTGTCCCTTTCGGTATGTACATATATCACTCTAAAAGACATATATAGCAAGACAATTATTCAATAATAAGAAGCATTTTTTACACAATTTCACCCTGCTTTTTCAATCGAAAAGTGTGTATATTATTCTTCAACTCTCCGGCACAAATCCTCTCCATAAATCACATTTAAAGAAGAACCATTCTCCCAATGGACCATGATGCTGCCCGTGTCATCTACTCCCGTGACAACTCCTTTCGTTCCAATAGGAGGTGCTTGAAAATCGTCCATACGAACAAGTTCTACATGGCAGCCCGGCGGATATTGCTTGCGGATGTGTTCCACAGTCTCTCTTGAAGGAAAGTTATTCATTTGCCATTACCTCCTCGGGTTTTGATGGAACACCGTTCTTAAAGGCACTGTTGCCTGATAGGTTCTTTAGCAGGATCTTGCGTTCTGCTTTGTGTTCTGAGCCGACGAAACCGAGACGGATGAGAAAACAGCGAAAAGCGTACTTCTCATTTTCCACCTGCTTTTCGGTAGCATTGACTCTTTGCTGTGTTTTTACCATCTCACATAGTGCTGTAACAAAATGGGTGTATGCTTTAACCTCTTCTGATGCAAGCTCTCCTTGAAACCAGGGGAATCTGATAGTTTCTTCGCCCGTAATAATAGGGAGGCAATCTGTTCCAAGAGCCTTTTTAATTAGTGACGCTTTGCTTTCTACCAATCGCTTGAGGTTTTCAAGAGCCGTATCTGTAAAAGACGACCTTGGCAAATCAATGGTCAAACGGTTAGTTTCAATCTCACAACTTTGCTCAGGTTCTGCATATGCGGGTGGCTCCTCATAATCATGGTAAGGACTGACCCTTCCGCCAAGAGCTGCTTCGTAAGGAATTTGGATATCCTCCGTTGTAGGTTCTGCTTCTGGAAGTTGGGTGTCATACTCTTCTGTAATAGCCTTGAAGTCATGCAAACCCTGTAGGTCCGCAACCAGACCGGGATTGTCCTCACCCTCGAGCATCCCGTTCTTATCGATGTGATAGTCTCCAACTTCGTAAGCAAAAGTAGGTGCTCCGAGGTATTTTGTTGGGGCATTTAGTTCCTGGCTTATCGCTGCTACCAGCAATTTTCGTTTTGGACCAGTAACATTGTAATTAATCTTCATTTTCCATACCGCCTTTCATTTTTTCAGTACTACATATATCACTCTGAACGCTGTAAATAGCAAGTAATTTCGAGCATTTTATGTAGAGAATAATGTTCTTTTATTCGGCGGTATCTTGCATGGATAACACAATGCCAGACAAAACAAAACATACGCAGGGCAGCGCCACTCCGTTGCCCCACATCTTATATTCTGCAGAATCTGAATGCGGGTCTTTAAGCCACTTAGATATCTGCTTTAAGGTCTTAGGTTTAGATGAATTTCCCATAACCTTCCGATGGGTTTCAAATATGTTATACCAAGTGCGTAAGTCATCCATTGTTGGATTTTCTGTTGCAAGATCACTACACCACCAGTCCGGGAAACCTTGAAGCCTTGCACATTCAGTTGGGGTTAATCTTCTGACCGTGTATTCAATGCCGTCTGTATCATTAATAAGCGGAGGGTCTTTGTAGTCAGTAGCAACCAGCGTATTTGCTAGTTCTTCTTCAGCGGCAGTAAAAAATGATGCCTTGCTTGAAGAGTAGGTAGGAGTTGCCACAGCACTTGGCCCCTGTGCATTTAGTGTCGATGATATTCCGTCTTCTGTAATCCCAAGATTTCTGGCATAGTTTTGGCCACAGTTGTAA